GGTAATCTTAACAATCTTGAGATCCTGACTAACAGCAGTGTCGCTCATTTGTATACAGTTATCTAGCCAATTCACAAATGTCTTACCACCACTGATCATATCATGGTCTAATGCCCGCAAATCACCATTCATCTTCTTGTGATGCGCCACTAACAGCCATGCACAGTTTCTATCAACTCCGATACTTCTAATTTTGCTCAACAGCCATTTAAGTTCATTGTTATCATTGATATTTTTATCAGTAGTAGTATACATATTATCCACCACGACAACTTCCACTGGGTCATCGGAATTATGCAGTAATAAATTCATATCAATCTCTTCATATGTATCTACAAATAATTCTTTTCTCTTCTCATCTATAAAAGTAAGATTCTTATGAAGATACTCCATTCTCTCAGGAAATCGACTTTTAATCGAGTTATACTGCGCTTTAATTCTTTCTTTATATTGGAGAGGCATCATTTCAAACTGCGCCACCAATACTTTTCTTGGCTTTGGACATTGAAATTTTAAAAAAGGAACACCAGCCGCTACACACATCGCAAACTGCAATGATAATATAGATTTACCTACATTGCTCCCCCCAGCAATACACGATGTACCCCCTTTTATTAATATCTCATCAACAATGTGTTCTACCTCTCCTTCTTTTTCCATGTAATCAAATATCGATATCTCCGACAGACCTCCAATGGTACTTGGATCAGAACTAATATCATCGGTATTATTGCAAAGATCAACGAAAGAATCCCTATTATTGCCATCTGTAAAATAATCTGTAACATCGTAAGTATTTGCTTTATCTTGGAATGTAACAATTCTAATCCTCCTGTTTGAATTCTGAGTAATCAACGCCTTTGCCACTTTCTGCGCACCCTTCCTACCTTTTTCATCATTATCATAACAAATCACTATATCTTTAATAGGGGCAAGTGGTCGGATATCTTCAGGAATCGCGCCAGCACCTGATGTAAATGTGATTGCATTGATACCATTGACATTCAAAGTGACTGCATCTTTCTCACCTTCACATATCACCAACATTTCATCAGGATCTACTTTATACAATGAAGAGATAGGATATATTTTGCAAGATGCATCCCCAAACTGTTTAGATTTATGCCACTTTATATGTTCAGGAGATATCATAAACATTAACTGTATCTCTTCGTTATTATTTCTCACCCCAATACCTAGATCATCACTCATCGCATTATTATTCCAAGGGAGATTGAGTTCTTGAACAATCATATAAAAATGATCTAGAAAATCAATTCTAGATGCAGCAAAATCAGATTGAGCAACAGTATGTGTCGTCTTGCTCACAGTTTGCACAGTGGTGAATTCATCAGGGAGTTTTCCATTTCCATTCTTAATTTTCTTCTCTCCAAAATGCCACGTGTGCATACACCGAAAGCAATGCGCAGAGTCTTGATATATCTGCACACAATAATCTTTATATTCTTGGGTACATCCTTCAGGGGGATTACTTTGAGGACATTTAGCGCGTCTACCGCGTATATTATCAAATTCCATTCTTCATATAATAGAGTTCAACTATCTTTTTAAATGCCTCAATACAGAGATCCAACTTCTCTCTTTTAACTGTATGCACATGAAATTTCCCATCTTCTTTACCGAATCTCAATATCAATCCTTTCTTTATCTTTGCCTTTGGCTGTGCAGCCTCATACATATATGTATATGCACCAAGTTGCAGTTTGTGTTCTTTGTATGGTCCATACTTACTAGATTTCCAGTCTACAACAACAAGATCTCCTTTATATTTCCCAATATTATCAATTGTACCGCCAACTCTGAGTTCTTCATTCACCAATGATACTTCACTCGCCAGCCATTCATATGTGCCTTTTTTCTTCCATTCTAAATACCCGAAAAACGCTGTTAAAGCGGCTTTTTCTTGATTCGCAGTGAAGTCTTTTGTGTCTACATCAAAGCCTTTTTGATTACCTTCGATTAATAGATGAAGTAGTGTTCCAATGTCGGCTGCATCCCTCATCACTGCATCTGCATCGTGTCCTTCCATCGTTTGTCTTTTCGCCCAGTTGATTAATACTTGTTTATTCCATCCCAAAGTATCATTAATGATTGTTGTTACAGATGGAGCGCGTGTTCCATCTGCTAATTTATAGCTAATGCCATGTAGTTTCGTTCTTGCCATTGTTGTCCTCTTTGTTAGTTGTTATAATTCTTTGCGGAGAGTCTCTTAGCGCCAACCAAGTAGTGTATGTCCTGAATTTAATCTCAGAGTTTCTTTATTTTACTCCCCGCAATCTTCATCTCCAGGGTCATTGCAGTAAATAATATCATCATCAACAAACAATGCGTCTGACATACACTCAGCGCATGTGCCGATATAATATTGATCTATATCATCTTCATAAGGTATAGACTGGCAACACTCTGATATTTTCATAATTTATCCATATTTAAGTGGCAGTCTATTCCACATGCGATAGCTGGCTCTTTACTATATCTTCCCATATGTGGCTCAAGATCTGATAAAAATAATTTTTCCCCCTTTTTATCTCCTGACCGATACTTTAATATACTGACCCCTAACTCTTTTTCTATCTTGCTCATCTTTTCAAAGTATTTAGGAAAATCGATTTTTATTTTATTCCAATACCCAGCACCGCCCTTAACACATCCAACACAATTGTTATGATCATAGCCTAATTTATACATTAATGGTAAATCAATGCCTAATTGCCATAGCATACCCAAACAGTCTGTCTTGCTTATTTTATTATCTATAAGAGGAAATTCACACTCCATGTCTATATTATGTTGTTGCAATTTTTCACTTCTTACAATCTCTTCATATGTGTATCCAAATATATTAATCGACTCACAATATCCAGCATCTTGCCTCATCTCCATCTTTAATTCGTGAGTACAAGGGGCATATCCGTTAGGCATTTTTAACATCTTTCTTTTTATAAATACCTCAAAATGGTCTTTATATTTTTCGTTTTTAAGAACAATTATTTTCCTATCATACCACTTTTCGCATTCTCTCAAAAACACCATATTAGACTCATGCTCTCCACCAGTATCGCAGTATACTATATCTACATCATCACCATATTTTTTTATAGATATCTTGCCAGCTACTGCGCTTGCTGCTCCACAACTATACCAAACTACTGCCTTATTAGTTTTCATTAGTTCTCTTGCAACACTCTGATATTTTCAAAGCAATCTCTCCCCCACTAATGCTACAATATCTACTGTAACTGCATTACCACATTGTTTATATCTCTGTGTATCACTTATCTTTACAACTTCACCATCTATAATACCTTCAGATGTCCAATCATCAGGAAAGCCTTGCAGTCTTTCACATTCTTTTGGAGTCAAACGGCGGATGGATGATGTAGGCTGTACCATAGTTATTTTTCCGTGATTATTTCTAACAGTAGGAGCAATTCCATCCGTTGAATGCACATTATGACACTCATGTCCATCTTCGCCTTTTAAATTACCAATGATATTGATTTTTTTTATCTCCACCGCCTGAGTATTCCCAGTATCTAAACAATATGTAGTTCCATCATCTTTAGATATATGTCCACTTCCACCATCAACGCCGCAGCACTTCTTGTATAACTTACCACTTCCGCAATCACAGACCCTTGTCAACGATGGACGATTTGGATTCCTTGTTTGAGTGTTGTGTATTGTATATAATCCAGTCTTCGCACCCATACCACCGCCATTTTTAATTGTTCTTGCAATACCTTTTGGGTCATAGACTCTCGATGCCTCACTATCTTTTCCGATAGTGCCGACTTGTTTTAATCCAGTGTTAATCACGATTGATGGTCTTTGTTTTGATGGACCTTTGAAATCATTTGCTGTAAGTGTGGGTAATGTTTCTCTGCGTTCTTTTTTAGATATTTTACCATCTTCTCCGATAGGAAATATTTCTCGTCCACTTCCTTTTCTAGTATGTCCGACAAGGAATATCCGCTCTCTGTTTTGGGGTAATACCCAGCGTGTATTAAGCAATTGCCATTCAAGTCTATATGACCCAATGTTGGTAAACGCTTGCAAGATTGCCGCAAAGTCTTCGCGATTATTTGAGGAGAACGTTCCTTTAACATTTTCCCAAATAAAAAAACTAGGTCTGCACTCATCGATGAGTCTAATTGCTTGGGTAATAAGGCTTGATCTTTGTCCTGACATACCTTTACGTTTTCCAGCAATGCTAAAGTCTTGGCAAGGAGATCCGAATGTGATAATGTCGATTTTGGGTAGTTGTCTTTCCCGAACATGTTTAATGTCTCCAAGTTCTTTGGCATCAGGAAATCTCCTTCTGTAAACAGCAGACGCATATTTGTCTATTTCGCAAAATCCACTCCACTTTATTTTATGTCCAGCCTTTTGTAATCCAAGATGAAATCCGCCAATACCACTGAATAAATCAAGTAAATTCACACCACCCCAGTACCATCAAATAAATCTGCGCGTCTTTTAGCGTTTAATTCTTCAAAAAATTCATTTCTATCACTGATATACTTAGGATCTTTCAGTCCTTTGTATGGATATTTCCAGTTTGATGCGTATTTCCTTCTTCGCCTTAAATCTTCACTAACACAACTCCTACAAATTGTGCCTATCCCACTTTTTTGCGCTCTTTTAACAAATCTATCTAGTGTTAATTCCTCATTACATGTTTTGCAGATTTTCATTGGTATGTGTCCTCTTTGTTATTTTGTGATTTCGTCAATATCACGCAACATTGATTGTTCCATGATATAGCCCTTTTCTGTTTGATATTGTGCTTGCAGAATTGTTTCTGCCCATTGCCATCCGACCAAATGGTATTCTTTACCAATCTCAGTGACAAGCAGATATATAAGATTATATTCCGCTCTGTGATTGAGTCCTACTCTCAGCCAGCCTTGTCTATATTTCGTGCATTTTACATCAATCTTTAATCCTTTATGCTCCAAATCGTGTCCCAATCTGTTTGGTCCAATCTTTAAATCAGGATATACACCGAAATATTTACA